TTATTACTTCCGATGTAACTTTTGCAGTGACTGGTTAATTATTATTTACTTTTGTTTTAAAAAAGTTTAGATATGTTAAGAAAGTAAATATGCAACTTCAAAATTATTATTGGTATTTTCAATCAGCAATTCCCTCTAGAATTTGTGATGAAATAGTTAAATATGGAAAATCTATTTCTGATCAGATGGCAGTAACAGGTGGTATGGGTAATAAAAATTTAAATAAAAAACAAATTAAAGATTTAAAACAAAAAAGAGATTCCAATATTGTTTGGATGAATGATAGGTGGATTTATAAAGAAATACAACCTTATGTTCATCAAGCAAATGCAAATGCAGGTTGGAATTTTCAATGGGATTACTCTGAATCTTGTCAATTTACAAAATATGAAAAAGGGCAATTTTATGATTGGCATTGCGATGGTTGGGATCGACCTTATCAAAGAGAACAAGGAGATCCATCACATGGTAAAATAAGAAAGTTATCTGTAACCGTAAGTTTGTCTGATCCTAAAGATTATAAAGGTGGTGAATTAGAATTTGATTTTAGAAATGTAGATCCAGATAAAAAACCCAACATTAGAAAATGCTCTGAAATATTACCTAAAGGATCTTTAGTTGTATTTCCTGGTTTTGTTTGGCATAGAGTATGTCCAGTAAAAAAAGGATCAAGATATAGTTTAGTTATATGGAATTTAGGGTGGCCTTACAAATGAGTTTTCCTAAAAAATTAAATTTAGAAGAATATTTTAGATGTCCTATATGGTGGGCAGATCAACCTAAGTTTGTAAATAAATTAAACAAAGCTTCTGATAAATATATAAAGGAGGCAGAAAAAAATTTAAAAAAACAAATAGAAAAAAGAAATAAAAAATTTGGTGACAAAGGAGATATGGGTCATGTATTTCATTCAACAACATTAATTAATGATTCTAAATTTAAAGAATTACAAGATTACATAGGAGCTACAGCACATAATTTATTAAATGAAATGGGTTTTGATCTATCTAATTATCAAGTGTTTATAACAGAGATGTGGGTACAAGAGTTTGCTAAAAAAGGTGGAGGACATCATACTTTACATACACATTGGAATGGTCATATATCTGGTTTTTATTTTTTAAAAGCAAGTGAAGCTACATCTATGCCTTTATTCGAAGATCCAAGACCAGGTAATGTTATGAACCTTTTACCAGAAAAAGATACATCAAAAATAACTTTAGCTAGTTCTAAAATAAATTATAAAGTTAAACCAGGCAGAATGATATTTTTTCCATCATATATGCCACATCAATATATAGTCGATATGGGTTATGAACCATTTAGATTTATACATTGGAACTGCCAAGCTATACCGAAAGGAGTACTTAATGTCGTTTAAGAAAAATAAATATAGTGTTTTAAAAGGAGCTATTTCAAAAGAGTTAGCAGACTTTGTGTATAAATATTTTTTAAATAAAAGAAATGTTGCAAGAGTATTATTTGATTCAAGATATATTTCACCTTTTACAGAATACTTTGGTGTGTGGACAGATCATCAAGTTCCAAATACTTATTCACATTATGCTGATATTGCTATGGAAACTTTATTACAACAAGTAAAACCTGTTATGGAAAAACACACTGGATTAAAATTATCTGAAACTTATTCTTATGCAAGAATATACAAAAATGGTGATGTCTTAGCTCGTCATAAAGATAGATATTCGTGTGAAATATCTACAACATTAAATTTAGGTGGTGACTCATGGCCAATCTATCTTGATCCGACTGGAAAAGAAGGTCAAGCAGGTGTTAAAATAGATTTAAAACCAGGTGATATGTTAATTTATTCTGGTTGTGATTTAGAACATTGGCGAGAAGAATTTAAAGGTAAAGATTGTGGACAAGTATTTTTACATTATAATAAAGCTAACTCTAAAATGGCTAAAGAAAATACATTAGATAAAAGACCTTTGTTAGGTTTACCAGCTTACTTTAAAGGCTTTACTTTACAAAAAAAATAAATATTATCTAATTTCGGGACAAAAGAAGTTTCCACCAAACCACCCTTTTGTCCCCTTAATTAATTACTATATTTTTCCTGTATTTGTTATATAATGTTTTTATTATGCCATTAACTCAATTAAATTTTCAACCTGGTATAGATACCGAAAACACAGAAACTGGTGCTGAAGGTAGATGGTCAGATTGCGATAAAGTAAGATTTAGAAAAGGATTACCACAAAAAATAGGTGGCTGGCAAAAATTTAGTCAAGATAATTACGTTGGAGTAGGAAGAGCTTTAGAGCAATGGTTTAATTTAGCTGGAGCAAGATTAGAAGCTTTAGGAACAGATAGAAAAGTTTATGTATTTGCTTCTGGTACAAGTGCTGATATTACACCATTAAGACAAAGCAACTCTTTAACAAGTGTATTTAATACAACTGCAAACAGTGCTAACATAACAGTAAATCACAGTAGCCACGGAGCAAGTGTTGGAGATTTTGTAACTATATCTAATTGTTCAGTTGCAAATGTTGGAGGTATAGCAAATACGAGTATTGATGCAGAATATGAAATTGTTTCAATAACTAATGTTGATGCATATGTAATAACAAGCAATAATACTGCATCTGCCAATGTAACAACTACCGCAAACTGTACTGCTAAATATCAACTATCTGTTGGACCAGATAAACAAACTTTTGGTTTTGGTTGGAGTACTGGAGCCTGGAATGTTGGAACTTGGAATACACCTAGATCAAGCTCTAATGTAACTATCGATATGAGACAATGGTCTATAAATAATTGGGGAGAAGATTTAATAATTACACAAAGAGATGGAAGCACTTATTATTATGATAGTTCTCAAGGACTTTCTGATAATAGAGCAGAAGAAATAGCGAATGTTCCTACAGCAAGCACTTTATCTGTAATATCTACAGAGACAAGGCATTTAATTTTAATGGGAACAGAAACTGAAATCGGTAATACATCATCACAAGATAAAATGTTTATAAGATTTAGTGATCAAGAAAATTTTGAACAATTTACAGCTAATGCAACTAACTCTGCAGGATCTCAAAGAATTGCAGGTGGTAGTGAAATAAGATGTGCTAGACCTGCTAAAGGTACTATTCTTATTTGGACAGATACTACAATGCATTCAATGTCTTTTGTAGGTCCACCTTTTATATTTGGTTTTCGACAGCTTGGTAATGATTGCGGATCTGTTGGTTTAAATGCTGCGATAGTTGTCGATGATATTGCTTATTGGATGTCTGATGGACAATTTTTTAGATATGCCGGCGCTGTTCAAGAATTACCTTGTAGTGTTTTAAATCATGTATTTAATGATATTAATAAAACTCAATATGCACAAGTTTATGCAGGACAAACTTCTAATTTTTCAGAAATTATTTGGTATTATTGTTCTAGCAACTCGGATCAAGTAGATAAATATGTAATATTTAATTATTTAGAAAACAGTTGGTATTTTGGAAATTTAGAAAGAAGTACTTATCAAGATAATGGTGTAGAATTAAATCCATTAGCCTCTGAATATACAGCTAACTCTACAGCAAATACAATTTCACAAATAAATGGTTTAACAGCTGGAAGAAGTATAATTTACAGACATGAATCAGGAGTAGATGATGATGGTTCTGCCTTAGAAGCATTTATACAATCAGGTGATGGAGATATTGCTGACGGAGAAGAATTTAGTTTTATAAACAAAGTTATTCCAGATTTTCAAAATATGGAAGGTAATGCTGTAATTACCTTAAAAACAAGAGATTACCCTAATGATTCTAAGATTTCAGGAGAAGCAATTACAGTTAACAACACAACTAGGTTTTTTAATACTCGTATTCGTGGTAGACAATCTAGTGTAAGAATAGAAAATCAAAATGTTGGAGATAATTGGAGATTTGGAACATTACGAATTAATATAAGACCTGATGGAAAAAGATAAATATCATATAAGACAAGCAAAAATTAGTGATGCTGTAAAGATTAGAGAATGTTTAAGAACTTGGCTACACGAGGCACCTTTTAACTTTGGCAACATAAATAACACTAAAATACTAGAAAACATAGTATTTTACATTAAACATAATTTTGTTATAGTATTAGAAAAAGAAAATATTATTGTAGGTACACTGGCTGCAACGATAGATGATACATGGTATAGTGATAAGAAATTTTTAAGAACACTATGGTTACATGTTCTTCCTAAACATAGAAGCTATCCAGCCTTTCGTGCAATAATGTTGGTTTTAAAAGAGTATTCTTTAAAACATAATCTCACAACTATATTAGAGGTTATGCAAGGTAAAGATGTTTTTAGAAAACATAATGCTTTTTTAAAACTAGGTTACAAAAATATTGGAGGTACATATATAATCAATGGGTAGTCTTTTCCGACCAAAAACAACTGTTATTCAAGCGCCATCACAACAAACTGTGACATCGCAGATACCTGAATATTTTAAAGAAATACAAGAACGTGCTTTAAGACGTGCTGAAAATGTTTTTAATGTACCTTATGCACAATATCAAGGTCAACGTATAGCTCAATTAACTCCACAAGAACAGCAAGTTGCAAATGTTTTTAGTACTCAAATTTTGCCACAAGCAGGTCAATTAGCAAATATTGGTGCTCAGACTTTTGATACTGCAACTGCACAACAATATATGAATCCTTATACTAATAATGTAATTCAATCTACTATATCTGATTTAGGAGAAGCATATCAAATGGGAGATAGAGCTTTATCTACAAGAGCTGTAGGTGCTGGAGCTTTTGGTGGTTCAAGAGAAGGAGTAGAAAGAGCTTTATCAAGAGAAAGATTTCAAGATCAAGTTGCTGACGTATCTGGTAGATTACGACAAGCTGGTTTTGAATCAGGAGCACAAAGATTTGCTGCTGATAGAGCAGCACAATTACAATCTGCACAGGCACAACTATCAGGTTTAGCTGGTGCTGCAGCAGGTTTAGGTCAATTTGGTGCGACAGCTAGAGGAATAGAACAAGCTGCATTAGCAGAACAATATAGAGATTTTATAGAAGGAAGAGATTTCGAAGCAGGTCAAGTAAGACAAATGATTGGATCTTTAGCAGGTGCTCCTATAAGAACTTATGGAGAAGAAAGATCAGGTTTTGTTGGAACACCAGTAGGTGCACCTAGTACAGCAATGCAAATTGCTGGTGTAGGTCAAGCACTTGCACCGTTCTTTTCAGACATAAGATTAAAAGAAGATATTAAATTAATCGGAAAATCAGCTAGTGGTATAAATATTTATAACTTTAAATATAAAGGTGATAATACAACATATCAAGGTGTAATGGCACATCAAGTACCAGATGCTTCTTTAATACACGATAGTGGTTACTTAATGGTTGATTACTCTAAAATAGATGTTCAATTTAAAAAGGTAAACTAATGGCAGCAGAAGATTTAGAAAAGGTAGAGGTTGAAGTCACTGGCAACGCACTAGAAAACGAAAATAAAAAAGTCGATGGTGGTGAAGGCGGTGGTGGTGATGATGAAAAAAAAGGTTTTTTTGCTACTGTTGGTGATGCCTTTTCTTCTTTAGCAGATACTTCAAGAAAAAAATTAGATGAAATATATGATGATGATTCTAAAAGAACTCAATTTCTATCTGGTTTAGAGACAATAATAGAATCCGGAAGTTATAGTCCAATAACTCAAGCTAAATCACCTTTAGCAAAATTTGCAACTGGACAGAAAAAAGGTTACCTTGCATCTAAAGCACTAGAATTACAAGAAAGTAAAGCTTTAACAGATAGAATAAAAGCATTAAATACAGGCAAAGATAGAAGATACAGACCTATAGATGAAGAATTTATTTTGAAAGCATATGATAAATATCAAGAAAATTATGATAAAAGTAAAGCAGGTTTTTTAGCGACAGAAACAGCTTATAATACTTTATTGAAATCTAAAAACTATGATATCACTGGTATTATGGAAGATTTCTTTTTACCACTTGAAGAAATAGCAATTGGTTTAGGATATGGAGATGTTATTACAAGATACAGACAGTCTAAAGCAGACAACAAAGAATATGTACCAAGCGCAGAGGAAATTGTAAAACTAAAACAAATATTTGATTCTACTTCAAAAACAAGAATATTATCTAAAGTAAAAGATTTATATCCAGTATCTAATGCAGACATTAATATATTATTAAAAGGACAAGGTAGTTTAGAAACAAATACAGGTGCATTAAAAGTATTACTATCTTCTGAAAAAGCTTTAGCTGATATTGAAACTCTTGCTTTTGATAAAGCACAAAATCTTGCTTTTCCTGGAGGAGAGTTAAAAGGCGATGTTAATTTTAAGAAAAATGCTATGGATGCAGCAGCTAAAGAATTAGCAGCATCATACAATGATCAAGTTTCTGATGAGTTATTAAAAGAATTATATGGTAATACAGATAGAAATGATTTTAGAGTTATACAAGCTTTTAATTATAAAAATATTAAAGCTGATAAAAATTACGAAGGAAGTTCTTGGGAAAGATTTTTAGAAGGTGAAGCAGATAAAATGAAAACTGTTGATAGTATTATACAAAAAAATCAAAAGACAAAAGAGAATTAATGTGGCCGATAAAACTAAACTTAATGAAGAACAACAAAAAGATTTCGATACATTATTATCAAATAATGTAAAGCCAGAGGACGCATTTAAAATTGTAACTGGTGAATTTGAAGGTACGTCTGCTGATTTATTTCCTAAACTAGATACTTCTTCTGAGCAATCAACTGATGCATCAATTCTTGCTAGTAATGGATTAAACATTAATCTTATTAAACCAGCTTCAGAAAGAGCTAATAAATCAATGAGTCAAGTACAGATAGATGAAGTTGGTATCGAACAAGATGCTGGTTATATATCTGGAAAAGATTTATTTGAAGCAAATGGAATTGCTGCTGGTAAAGATACAGAGTTAGCAGCAAGTATAAGATATTTAGCTAGATTTGGTTTAAATAATCCACAGGCACAAGAAAGAAATTTTAAAAAATTAATTATTGATAATTTAAAACAAAATTATGATATCGATACAATAAACAAATTTGCAGATGGAATAGAAGTTAAATATCAAACTTTAAAATTTGGTGGAAAAGAAGATGAAGGTTTAATTTATAGAATACCAAAAGAATTAGGTGGAACTGGTTTTTTTGCAGCTGTTGATTCTCCACAGGTAGGTCTTAAAGATTTTGCGGATGCAGGAGCTGATACTATACCAATAGTTGCATCAATAGTTGGCGGTACTTTAGGAAGTTATGGTGGTCCTGTAGGCACTGTTGCTGGTTCAGCTGCATCGGGTGCTTTAGCAGAGTATGCAAGATTAATGTATGGTTATCATAAGTTAGGTTTACAAAAAGATATGTACCCTGATCCAGAAGAATTTGACCAAGTTGCAAAAGATGCAGCAATTAGATATGGTGCATTAGATGCTGTAGCAACTACTGCTTTTTTAGGTGCTGCTAAATTAGTGTTACCAACAATACTTGGTAAGAACTCTTTAAGCTCTAATACTTTAAAAGAATTTGTAGATGCAAAAGGAAAAACAAATAATGAAGTTTTAAAAAAAGTTACTAATGTAAAAAATAAATTTCAAAAAAATTTTAATTTAACAGAACAAGAAGCAAATGACTATTTTGCTGTAAGTTTAGGTAAAGCATTAATAGAATCACCAGCATTACAAAAGAAATCTAGAATTGCAAAAGGTCTTATTGCTGATGAAGTTGAAAGTATTAAAACAAAAGCAACATTTAAAACAGTAGAAGATAAAATAATTAAAGCAACAACTGGATTAAGAAATGTCGATAATACAACTGCCGATTTAATAATAGATGCAGCAGAATCAGAAGTTAAATCAATATCAAGAGCTGCATTAAATAAAGCTGAATTAGAAGCAGTAAGTAAAACTGACGATGTTCTAAATTTAGAAAAAGATACAATAGGTAATGTTACAACAGATATTTTAGATAGATTTGGAATTACTATTGACGATAGTTATAGAGCTTTACAAGGTAGATTAACAGAAGTCGATAACATTATAGATGGATATGTGACATCATATAAAGGGCCAATTGATTTAGAAGGTATATCACCGGTAATTAAATTAATGCAAAAAGAAAAAAAGTTTTTTGAGTTTGATGTTTTTCCTAAAGGTGAATTAAGACGTGTACCTGCTAAAACTGCAAAAACATTTAAGAAAGTAAAAGAAAGAAATACATTAATTGCTTTAAGAGATTTATTTAATAAAACAGGTTTAAAAGAAACATCTAAAGATTTTAAAACTTTAATTGAAGGTTTTACTACTTTACAAAAACAAGGAAAAATGACATTAAAAGAAGTATATGCAATGAAAAATGCAATGGATACTTTAGGAGAACAAGCTGTAGGTAGAGCAAAAGGTGTTTATACACAATTACAAGGAAAAATGAATAATATTATTTATAACAATTTAGTAAAAGCACCAGACGAAGTTGCTAAAGCTTTTGATCAACAAGCTAAATTAATTGCTGCTAAAAAAAGTAATATATTTAAAAATTGGGCTAATGATTTTGGTTCAGGTGCTAATAGAACTAATTTTTCAGAAATGGTATCTGGTAAAAAACTTGCTGCAGAATCAGAAAGTTTATTTAAAAAATTTATAGATGATTCAATACCAGCTAGACAAAACGCAGAAGAACTAGGCGCATTAATAAATTCTGGAGTAATTGATGAAGGTCTTAATTTAACAATAAAAAACACTTTATATAGAAATTATTTTAATAATGTATTTTCAAAAGAAGGTGTACAAAAAATGACACATGATGAATTTATTAAAAAATTTGGTAAAAACTATGAATCTATTTTAGGTAAAAAAGAATACAATACATTTTTTAAGAAAGCTGGAAAAGTAATAAAAGGTTATGAAAATGCACAAAATTTTATATTAGATCAAAATACTGCAATTGCAAAAGCATTACCTGGTTTAAGTGTAGATATAGTTAATAATTCAGCACCTGGTCAAATTGTAAAACATATTATAGAAAGCTCTAATAAAAAAAATATAACAGCTTTAATGGCAGCGTTACCTGATACAACTAAAGCTAATATTAGAACACTATTTTTAAATCAAATGATGGATAATGCAACTGGTGCTAGTAAAGCTGGTGGATATATTTATAAATCTACAGAATCAATTAATGGAGAAAGATTGTTAAATTTCTTAAAAGCGAATAGAGGTTCAATTAAACAATTGTATAATGATAATTTTTACGATACTTTTTTTGAAATGGGACAAACTTTAAGAATGTTACAAGAGCCATTGGAACGTGGATCAATAGCAGGTGGCAAAGGAATAACAGATGTTGCTAATCAAGCCGGATTATTTGTTGATATATTTGCAGGACCATTAAACCATAAAAGATTAATCTTAAATAGAGTTGCACGTATAATGGATTTATTTAAAATTAATTCTGACAACTTATTTTTATTTACTGATTACGGAAAATTTATAGAGGCAGCAAAGAAAAATTTTCTAGGTGGTAATTATCCTAGATTTTTAGATAACATGGGAATTAAACAAAGAGCTACTCTAATCGATAAAGTTTTAAAAAAGATTAAAGTAGATAACAGCGAAGGTATTGGTAAAGCTTTATCAAAATATGCAACCGCAGATAATCTTATAGATTTTGCAAATCTTGGATTTAACAGAGGTATGGGTGCTAGAAAAATGTTTACTGGTAACCCTATAAAAAATCCTATGGTTTATAAAGAATATGCAAAAGATAAATATGAAGAAGTAAGAGGTATGGATGATATGGAAAATAATGCTGATGTTTTTTATCCGATTGATATATCAGGTAAATTTGCGATAGAAGCTTTACAATCTGTATTCAGTAAAATTGGTAAAGGTGGCAAAATTGTTAAAGAAGCTGTATCTGGAGCTAAAGAAGAAAAAGAAAGAGATTTTGAAAAAGAGGAATTTGAAAAAAAATATGGCAACTAGAAAAAAAATAACTACTGCAACAACAGCACATATTCGTATTGATAATCACGAAAAACTTTGTAGAATAATGCAAAAAGAAACACATGATAAAATAGAAGGTTTGGCTAAACAGATTTCAAGATTAGAAAAAATACTTATAGGTGCTGCGGCTTTAATAATGACAGGTTTAGGATCAACTTTAATACAACTTATTATAAATGATTAAAAAAAACAAAGGGTGTCTTTGTGAAAATTTAGCAGTGGTATGGTTACAAGAACAAGGTTATTATGTATTTAAAGGAAGTCAAACACACTGCGCTATTGATTTAATTGCTGTAGATCCTAGAACTTTAGAACATAAATTTTTTGATGTAAAAATGTTAGGTAAAAGAAAAGACGGAAGTATTATAGCTCGTTCACCTAGAATTAAAGACAAAAGGGTGCATATTTTATCTGTAGACTTACAAAATAAAAAATGTAGAATAGTACCTAAAAGAAAAGCAATATGGAATTAAGAAAAAAAACAGATATGTTAGTTATACATTGTGCTGCAACTAAAGCTACAATGGACATTGGCTATAAAGAAATTCGTAAGTGGCACGTAGAAGATAGAGGTTGGGATGATGTTGGTTATCATTACATTATTAGACGTGATGGTAAAGTAGAAGTAGGTAGACCAGAAGGTTTTCAAGGAGCACATGCACCAGCAGTAAATTCAAGAAGTATAGGTATTTGTATTGTAGGTGGTATGGCGAAAGATGGAGGACCAGAAAATAATTTTACATTAGAACAATTTATATCTTTAAAAGAATTAATATTAAAATTAAAAAGAACAAATCCTAACGTAGTAGAGATAGTAGGACATTGTGATGTACAAGATAATAAACCTAATTGTCCTGGTTTTAATTTAAAAGAATGGTTACATAAAGAGGATATCAATGTGGCTTAATATTGCAGCAAAGTTAGTTCCTGGTATGATTAAAACAGGAATGTCTATTGCTTCGAATAGAAGAAAGACTAGAGAGTTAGAATCAGTTGCAGAAATGAAACATGCAGAACGTATGGCATCTGGAGAATTAGAATATAAAAAAGCAGTAATACAAAATAATCAACAGGGATGGAAAGACGAGTTTGTTTTAATTTTGGTGTCGGCTCCTGTTATGTTATTAATATGGTCTATATTTAGTGATGATCCAGAAATTATGCAAAAGGTAGATATGTTTTTTGATAAATTTAATAATATGCCATTTTGGTATCAAGCATTGTTTATTGGTGTAGTATCTGCTATCTATGGTTTAAAAGGCGCAGACATAATTAAAAAGAAATGATAAAAAAATTTTTACATAAATTAATTGAAAAAATCTTTGGAAGAAGATGTAAGTGTAAATCTAAATGTAAAGATTAAATTTCTTTAAATAATTCTTTCCAATTATCACCAGTTATTTGATCTGCTAATTTTTTCTTTGTATTTAAAGTTTTAATTATTTTTTCATCTAATGTTTTAGGGCATACAAAGTCTATATATAATACTTTATCTTTTTGACCAATTCTATGTGCTCTATCTTCTGATTGCAATCTAACTTCCATATCATAAGTGTTGTTAAAGTAAATAACAGTCTTAGCATTAGTTAAAGTTAAACCATAACCACCAGTTCTAGGTTGACCTATAAAAAATCTAATCTGACCTTTTTGAAATTTCTCTACAATGTTTTGTCTTTCTTCTGATGGTGTATCGCCAAAATAAGTTGCAACCTTATTAGCACCATATTTTTTGGCCAGAGTATCACGGATCAATTTAATAGAATTACGATATGTCGCCCAAATAATAATGTTACCTTGTGTTTCTTCTATTACATTCATAAGCTCATTTACTCTTGGATTTTCACCTTCTATGTTTTCTATAATTCCATCATCAGTTTTAACAAAACCACATAATATCTGTTGTAATCTAAGTATTCGTGTGATAATAAGAGGCGCAGTCACTAATTTTTCACGTTCTAGCTCTAGTATAGCACGTTTTTTAAGTAGTGCGTACATGCGCCTTTGAGCCGGCGTCATGTCGATATGTCTAATTTGACGTAATTTAGCTGGTAAATCTAAACATTCTTCTTTAGTTACTCTAAAAGAATGTTTATCAAGTATTTTTTGTAACTCGTCTAATCTTTGATAACCTACTACTTCGTCAAAACTATGTGAAGATAATCTTCGTCTTTGTATAACACAAAAAGTATTTCTATAAGCATAAAAACTATTTTGTAATATGTACTCATCTAAAAAATTTATCTGAGACCACAAGTCTAGAGGTCCTTGGGTCACTGGTGTACCAGTTAATATTCTTCTATATTTTGCAAGTCTACCTAATTTAAGACATGCTTTAGTTCTTCTTGCTGTTCTATTTTTAATATTAGTGCTTTCGTCTACACATAAAAATGCTTTACTTGAATTTAATAATCTGTGTAAATAATTTTTACCTTTATCAGTAGAAAGAGCTTCTATGTTAATTATAAAGAATTTAAGTTTAACAGATGGTTTTAAAAAATCGATAAGTTTATCCACATTCGTTTTAGTTTCGACAGGATTCCAAATACATAAATCTGTAAAACTAACAACATCCTCTGGCATGTGTGTTTTAAACTCTGAAGCATGCCAATTACGATAAACACCTTTAGGGGCAACAATGATAGCAGTATCAATATCACCTCTACGATAAAGATAGGCAATGTTATCAATAATAACTTTAGACTTACCTGTACCTTGTTCCATAAATAAAGCATAGTGTGTTTTATCTTTTGATTTAATAAACGCATTATACTGATGTTGGTAAGGTTTTGTTTTAAAGTTATACCTTAAAAATTTTTTTTCGTCTATAAATTTAACTTGCATATACTCTTTCTGTTTTCTAATTAATAATTTACTTTATATAGAATTTACTTTATAAGTAAATCTAAAAATGAGAAAGGAGAAAATATGGCGAGAGTTTTTGTAGTGCAAGAAAATCCAAATGTAAATATTCTTGCAGCTGGTCATTATGGAGAGCTTATACCTCTATTAAAACCTGGCAAACAAATTACATTGTCATCTGCTCCTGTAGTAAGATTGTTAAAATCTAAATTAAAAGATTATAGCGATAAAGATTTTATACTTGCTATGGGTGATCCAGTTGCAATTGGTATAGCAGCAATTGCAGCCTCAGATAATAATAATGGTAAAGTAAATATACTTAAATGGGATAGAGAGAATAAAGCCTATTATAATGTATTTATAGACTATTATCAGAAAGGAGAAAATGATGTCTAAGAAAAAAACTTGGATATTTGATGCTGTAGAAAAGCACAAAAAGAAAAAACTTGAACCAGTAGGTTTAGAAACTGTTACAGCTATTGGAAACAAGTTGGTAGAGAAAAAAAGAAATCTTGAAGCAGAAGAGGAAAGATTAAAAGAACTCAAAGCTGAAATAAGAGAGATTGAAGAAAGAGAACTACCAGATGCTATGCAAGCCTGTAATGGTATGACTAGATTTGATTTAAAAGACGGAAGTCAAATTAAAGTCAAAGATGAAATCTTCTGCTCTATTCCTAAAGATAAATTATCAAAAGCTTTATCTTGGTTAGAAAAAGAAGGACATGCAGGACTAATTAAACACGATGTTAAAGTTAGTTTTGCAAAGGGAGAGTATGATCAAGCTGATAAGTTAATAAAGGTATTATCTAAAAATTTTAAGAATATACCTTATGACGAAAAAAGTAGTGTTCATCCTCAAACTTTAAAAACATTTGCAAAAGAAAGATATTCATTAGGAGAAACTTTACCAGAAGAATATTTTAATGTTTATGAAGCTTCTATTGCAAAAGTAACACTCGGAAAGGAGAAATAATGAGTGATAAGATAGTAAAAAAATCAAATAGCGAATTATCTATTGGAGATATTAATGCTGATTTGATAGTAAAAAATGCTGGTAAAGGTTTACAAAATGTTAGTAACGATGACATTACGATACCTAGACTAGCGATCATACAATCTGGCTCACCTCAACGTAAGAAGAAAGATGAGAAATACATTGAAGGTGCAGAAGAGGGTATGATATTTAACACTGTAACTAATGAGGTATACGAAAAAATAGAAGTAATACCTTGTGGTTATAGAAAAACATATGTAGAGTGGGTACCTAGAGATAAAGGTGGAGGTTTAGTAGAAGTACATGATACTAAACCAGAAGGTACTACTACAGATCCTAAAACTAGAAAATCGATGTTAGGCGAAAATCAAATTGTTGATACAGCAGAACATTTTGTTTTAGTAAAAACTAGCAAAGATTCATATAGTCCTGCTGTTTTAACTATGACATCTAGTAATTTATCTGTTTCTAGAAAATGGAATACACTTTTAAAAATGAAAAGAATAAATGTAAAAGGCCAAACTGTAGATGCGCCTTCTTTTCTTTTTAGATTTGCATTATCAACAGTAGAGGCAGAGAATGATCTAGGTAACTGGCATAAATATAAGTTAGAGGAATTAGGCATGATTGAAAGTAAAGATACTTTCAGAGAAGCAGAAACTCTTGCAGATTCAGTTACTCAAGGAAAAGTAAAAGCATCAGAACCTATTGATGCTGATACAGGTACAGATGATACGAAAACACCATTTTAAGTATGTCTGTAGAAAATCTTTATAGGATATTTCCAGGTTTAAATCGGGCTTATGGTCTTTTCTTTATAACAGAAAGAAAAGGACCTAAGCTTGATGGCTATGGAAAAACTATTAGGGAAGAATATAAAAAAGAATTATGGGAACATCATCTATCAGGTAAAAACGGTTTAGGTGTTGTTCCTATAAATGAGAATAATAAATGTAAATGGGGTTGTCTAGATGTAGATGACTATTCTGTTAATATAGAAAAAATTTCTAAACAATTTGTAAAAAAAAATTTAATAGTTTGTAGATCAAAATCAGGTGGTGCACATATTTTTATATTTACTAAAAAATTTGTAAGTGCTAAATCTATGATAGACAAACTTAAAGATATTGCCAAAGCATTTGGTTTTATAAAATATGATTTAAGACCACAACAAACTAAATTAATAGACGATAACGACTGCGGTAGTTGGCTTAATATGCCATACTTTAATGCTACAAATACAGAAAGATATGCCATACTTAATGAGAATAATTTATCACCAGAACAGTTCTTAGATTTAGCTGAATCAAATCTATTGTCTCAAAAGGAGGTAGAAAAATTAAAGATTGAAGTTAATTCTGAGTTAAAAGAGGGTCCTCCTTGTTTGCAACATTTGACACAGCAAGGTTTTCCAGAGGGGACTAGGAATAATGGACTATTTAATATAGCTGTCTATGCTAGAAAAGCTTTCCCTGATGAGTGGCAAGCTAAGGTAGAAGACTATAATATAAAGTTTATGGACCCTCCATTAAAGAGTACTGAAGTGTTAGAAGTAATTAAATCAGCTTCTAAAAAGACATATCAGTATACGTGTAGCCGGGCTCCGATTGCACCACATTGCAACGCGTCTGTCTGTAAACTCCGAAAGCATGGGATCGGAAATGATGGCAGAATGCCGGCTATACACTCTTTAACTAAATACAATTCTAATCCTCCTATCTGGTTTTTAGATATAGAAGGTAGCGGACGAATTGAATTAGATACGGATGATTTACAGAATCAACGAAGATTTCAAAGAAGGTGTATGGAAAAGCTTAATATGATGCCTGCAAAAATGAATGAAAATGCCTGGAATCAGCTCATTAACCATTTATTTG